CGGGCTACGTCGACAACGACCAGATCGGCGGCGAGATGACCTTCGCCGCAGCGCTCGCCACTGGCCGGGGCGGCATGGTCGTCGGCGCATCGGTCATCACCGAAACCGTTACCGCCTTGAACGGTCTTGAACTGTGGTTGTTCGAGTCAGATCCTACGGCGGCTAGTGCTGACTCTGGCGCCTGGGATCTCACCGACGCCAACCTCATCACCGCCCGCCCGTTCGCTGTCATTGACTTTGATGCCGCCGACTACCGCAACACCGTCTCCGGCGCCTGGTGCAAAGGCGAGGAGCACGGCGGTCCGGTCTCGGCCCCGTTCGTCACCTCCGGCTCGGCCAACATCTTCGGACACCTGGTTGCTAAGGGCACGCCGGCAGCGCAGTACGGAGGCACCGACGACCTGATTGTGGCGCTCTGGGTCCAGCAGTTCTGAGCCGACCATGACTATCGCCCTGACGCTCCTGACGAGCAACGGAATCACGACCGATGGCACCTCGGCCGCCACGGCCAGTGTGAGTCCGGCTGCCAACTCGTTCTTGTGGATCTGGTGCGCCACCCGGCACGCCACGACTGCCCCCGCCATCACGCTCACCACGGCCCTCTCGGGCATGACCATCGTTTCCCCCGGAGGCGTCAACACGCACAACCAAGTTGACGGCATCTCTCGGGTCATGTCCGGGTACATGACTGCTGGGGCCTCTCCGGGTTCGGGCACTATCACGCTTACCACCGTGGGCGCTGTAACGGCTACCGGTTTCCACTGGCACGTCATTCAGATCACCGACTTCGACATAGCCACGCCCGTGCGAAACGTCGTGTCAGCGGCCACCGGCCTGACCGGGACCACTGGCACGGTCACCTTCGGCGCCGTGGGCTCGGCCAACAACATCCTCTCGGACTTCTTCCTCCACCGGGCCAACGAGGCCGTCACGCCCCGAGCCTCCTGGACCGAGATAGGCGACCACCCCTTCGCCACTCCGAACTCCTCCAGCGAAGCACAGCACCGCCTCGCCCTGGAGACCACAGGCACGGCCACTTGGGCCAGCAACGTCCGCTGGCAGGGCTTGGGGGTCGAGTTTGTCCAGTCGGGCGGGGTAGTAATCGAACCGTACAAGTGGCGGCGGAACCGGGCCGGCCTGTACGTCGGGCACTAAGGTCGGGCCATGGCAGTCGGTCCGGCAGTTCCCTTCCCTTACGTCCAGGGTTTGGAGCCCCAGCCCCAGGATGAGTTGGCCCAAGACTTCGCCGACATCATGAATGACCTCGACGCCCTCCAGCGCCGGGCGGATCGCATCGACGCAGGTGTGAACTTCACCGAGGTCTCGACGCCAACGAACTACTTCACCAACTCATGGGTGAACTACAGCATCGGGTACCACCAAGAGGCGCAGTATCGGCGCATTGGTGATGTTGTCGAGTTGCGGGGCATGATAAAGAGCGGCACCATCGGTTCTGCGGCCCTCACGTTGCCCGTAGGGTTCCGACCCGGCGGCGGTCACCACCTGTTCCCGACCGATTCCAACGCTAATGCGCACGGGCGTGTCGACGCCCAGAGTGACGGACAGATCATTCCGAGAGTGCCTGCGAACGCCTATACCGACATCCATGCCCGATGGTCTGTATCAGAGGTTGGGGTCGAGGGGTGGACCGCCGTGTCTGGTGGGATCGGGTTCAAGAACTCGTGGGTGAACTTCGGCGGAGGCTATGCGCCTGCTGCCTATCGGCGAGTCGGCGACATGGTCGAGGTCAGGGGGCTAATCACCGGCGGCACTCTAAATGTGGCGGCTTTCACGTTGCCTACTGGGTATAGACCGACTAAGACTGTTCATTTCTCGGCTGATAGTTCAGCAGTTACGTTTGGACATGGGGAACTAACGGTTGAAGCCGACGGCGATGTTATTCCTGTTTCCGGCAGTAATAGCTACTACGGTTTGTTTACTATGCGTTTCTCCGTGTCTCCTACGGGAACAGAAGGCTGGACAAAGGTGATCTTTGGTAGCGGCTGGAGCAACTACGACGTCTCGTTGTACGTCCCTGCGGAGTACCGACTTGTCGGAGATGAAGTTCAACTACGAGGATTGGTAGCCGGCGGCAGCGGTACTATCTTCACCTTGCCGGAGGGTCACCGCCCCTGTCGTGAACATCTCTGGTGCGTCGACGCTACGAATGCCCACGCCAGAGTCGACATTACCTCGGACGGTCAAGTCTCCTTGTTGGCTGGCACGTCTACATACCTGACGCTGAGCGGAATGCACTTCTCGGTGTTGCCGTGAGAGAACGAGTCCCCTTCCCCTACCTGACGGGCGTTGACGGTGTAGCCCAGTCCCAGATTGCTCAGAACCTCCAGACGATCAAGAACACGTTGTTGGAACGTGACCGCCAATTACTTCTCCGGGAGAAGGACATAAGGTGGAGCCAAGTCTCGACGCCAACGAACTACTTCACCAACTCGTGGGTGAACTACAGCTTGGACTACTATCAAGAGGCGCAGTATCGGCGCATTGGTGATGTCGTCGAGATTAGGGGGACTATGAAGAATGGCACGGATTCCGCCACGGCTTTCACGCTACCGCCCGGCTACCGCCCCGTAGGGCACCACCTGTACCCCGAGGACGCTTCTGGCCCCACACACGCTCGGCTCAATGTCCTCTCGGACGGAACGATCAGTGTCCAACGAGGCGGCGCCCCGTACTACTCCGATGTCATGGCCCGCTTCTCCGTCGCTGCGGACGGATCCGCCGGCTGGAAGGCCGTGACCGCCTTCGAGAATTCCTGGACGAACTTCGGTGGCGGCTGGGCGCCTGCTGCTTACCGGCGAGTCGGCGACATGGTCGAGGTCAGGGGGCTAATCACCGGCGGCACGGTGGGCTCGACAGCCAACGTCTTCACCCTCCCCACGGGCTACCGGCCGATCAAGCGCTTCATCTTCCCCATCGACACCAACCCGGCGGTCAACGGTCGGCTGGAGGTGCGGCCGGACGGAGGCATTCGGATCCACGACGGCAGCAACGTCTACGCCGGCCTGTTCACGATCCGGTTCTCCGTGTCGCCCCCAGGTACCAACGGCTGGACGAAGATGGTCTTCGAGAACGGCTGGGAGAATCTGGACGTTGCCGTTTACACGCCAGGAGAGTGGCGGCTCATCGGCGACGAACTCCAGACCCGAGGTGTGATAGCCAACGGCTCCACCCTGGCCGCCATATTCACGCTGCCCGACGAACTGATCGGCCGGCTCACCCGCAACCAATCCTGGACCCAGTCGTCGGGCTCAGGCAGCACCGAAACCCACGGCCTCTTGGCCGCCTTCGCTGACGGCAGCTTCTACCAGCTAGGGGGGGGAGTCGATTACTTCTCGATGAACGCTTCCTACACTGTGCGCCTATGACCGCCGTTGAAACGGTTTCCACCCGAGACCGCCTCCGTCAACTCGGCATGCTCGACCTGGGATCCTGGGTTGAGGCCGCCACTGGCCGGGAACTGTGGTCGATTCAGCAGCAGATTGCTACCGCTATGTCCACTCGTCGAGCCCGGGTGGCCGTGCCGTCGTGCAACGCCTCGGGTAAGACCCACCTGGCAGCCCGCCTCGCCCTGGCCTTCTACGACGCCTACACCCCCGGCACGCCGTGCGTGTCCTGCGACCCCACCGGCACCAAGGGCGGTTGTCGTGGGTCCAAGGTGCTGACCACCTCCTCGAAAGAAACCCACCTTCGGGACAACTTGTGGGGCGAAATAAGGCTCGCAATCGGTGAAGCCGCAGAGAGAGGGGTAGAAATTCCGGGACGTCTTGCGCCCGTCGAGACCTTTCTGGAGGACTCCGCCGGCAACCACTTCCTTCGTGGCCAGGTCGCCACGAAGGAGGAGGGGATGCAGGGCTACCACGCCGCCCACAAGCTGATCATCGGCGACGAAGCCACCTCCGTCTCCGAGGACGTGGCGAGAGGTATCACCAGCCTCATGGCAACTGGCGACACTCGACTACTGCTCGTGTTCAACCCGACCACGCCCGAGACCTACGCCGCCCAAATGACTAGGTCGCCCCGTGTAAACGTCATCCGCATCACGGCCTTCGACACGCCGCACTTCACCGGCGAGCACGTCCCCGAGGGCTCTAACCTCACCACGCCCGAGTTCCTCATGGACCTGGAGGCGCAAGGCATGGGGCCGGGTTCGTACGAGTGGACCACCCGTGTGCTGGCCCAGTTCTGGGACATGGGCGAGGACAACCTGATCGCCCCTGCCTGGGTTGACGCCGCCA